AAGCCCATTGGCAGAATTAAGTATGCACTAAATTAATTCCGCCAACAGGTTATTAATAAGATATTTACATTCGGCTATATGATGCACCATTTCAAGTCTCCTGAGCGAGCTTGGGCGCCTATGGCTATGGATAATAAGATAGGTGAAGAAAACGAGTGTAATGGGCGAAGTGGTAAGTCGTTCTTCTTTAAGGTTCTATCTATACTAATGAAGACTGTCAAGCTCTCAGGTCGTAATCCAAAGCTTATGGACAATCCTCACGTCTTCGACCAGGTAAACCAACATACACAATTACTCCTCCTCGATGACTGCGATAGATACCTCAATACGGGTCTATTTTACGATAACATCACGAGCGATATGACTGTGAATCCTAAAAACAATCAATCGTTCACTATTCCATTTGAGGACAGTCCGAAGTTGGCTTTTACGACTAATTATGTGCCTTCTGATTTTGATCCATCATCCGAGGCTCGTCTAATATATATGGTATTCTCTGATTATTATCATCAGAAAACTGAAGATAACGACTATCTCGAGACTCGCACCATTCGCGACGACTTCAACAAGCCCCTCTATACGAAGGAATATAGCGAAGCCGAATGGATGGACGACATCAACTTCTGGCTTCAATGTTGTCGCTTCTACCTATCTATAAGCAACGAGCCTATCAAGCTCATGCCACCAATGTCTAATATCGTAAAGCGTAAATTCAAGGCAGAGATGGGAACAAACTTTGAAGACTGGGCTTATGGTTATTTCGCTAAGGATAGCGAAAACCTGGATACATTTCTTCAGCGTGACAAGGTATTCGACGAATATCGTAGCTTTGCCAACACTAATAAGATAACCATGCAGAGCTTCTCTCGCAAGCTTAAGGCCTTCGCCAGCCTCTGTCCATGGATTGATGCATTAAACCCTGAGGAACTATGCAATAGCTCTGGACGCATCCAGCACAGCATTGAGATTACTCCAGGTAATAAGAAGACCAAGGATATGATATATCTGAAGTCAACCAAAGCTGCAGAAGCTACAGAGGCTGCAGAGCAAGCCAAGTATCTCGAAAGTCAAAGAGACTCTGAAGAACCATTCTAGTCATAATCATATTCATATTCGCAAATGTGCGGTGTTGTGGAGTAATTTCTGCAGCACCGCTTTTTTCATTACCACAAACAGCCGATAAAATATCCAAAGTCACTTTTATTGACAAAGCATATTTTACCACGGCATGCCGTCTTTGCCATCCCCCTTCCCCCTTTCATTTTTACTACAAAAACTTTGTGATTTTGTAACAGGGAGTTTGAAAAACACAAAAAACATAGTAAATAAAGGGGTTTCAGCGCTCACAAACTTATCACAAACTTGCATCACAAACCTATCACAAAAATTTCAAAGTTGTGATAAGCTGCTCGATGCCCTTCTTCTATATAGTTTATCACAAACTTTTTTTGCTATCACAAAATGTGATTAGTAAGTTGCAATTCTCCCAAAGTCGCATAAACACTAAGGTTTTAAGCGGTTTTCCCCATTCTCACATTCTCACAAACTTTTCGTAGCAAATCATATCAGACTCAGAGAAGAGAGAAACAGAGAGAGGAAGAGAAGACTAATAAAATAAGAAATATCCTTATAAAGTAGGCTATTTAATACAAATCCCCTATCTTTGCAGGGAACTTACGAACACAATCTATTCTAAACCTCACCATATGTCTAAGTACCTCGTTTATCTTGAGATGAAACCATTCTTGGCGCAATGGCTTCATTACCATTATGGCAATCCAGTAGTCTTCCCTGCTCAATCTGCAGAGAATGCTTGCATCCGTCGTCTCCTTATTCCTCAGCCTACTGCTACTCCAGTTCTGCGACGTGGCAACGAGGTTGCCATCTGTATACCTGACTCTAAGCAGAAGCCTGTAGTTACATACAACTATCTCTCCCACCATGGCTGCAAACTGTTGGCAGAATTTATCGAGAATACTTTTCGCCTACAGCTATGGAGCGATTTGTCGGCAAAGGAGTTTAGTCAATGCACCTTGTTGACAGCTGTTCGTGCTTGGTGTGAGGCGAATGGTATCAGTACCGATTATGATTATACGCTCAAGATGAGATATCAGCGTATGCGCAGAGCGTACCTCCCTGCAGGTATCGACTTGCGCAGGAAATCTCGCACGCAAGAAAAAAAGCGTTAATTAATCTATAATTCGTGCGGACAAAGTTTGCCGTGGTATTCGCCACCGTTCGATATAATTGTCTAACCATCTAACATTATATATAATATGAAGTATAGCAAAATTGTCAAGTCGATAGCTTATGCCGACTCTAATCAAATTCTTGGTGCTATTGTCTGTCCAGATGAGCATGTGAGACTGTCACAAGATATCAAGTGGCAAGAAATCTGTGTCAAAAGCCATCCTTCACTGGTGTCTGAGTCGAAAATAGAAGATAACAACATGGTTGTGTCTACGACTATCAAGTTGTATACGGCTGATAATCTTCCTAAATATCCTAAACAACTCGGCTTCAAGGTTACGTTAACTGATGGTACTAAACTACTCGTTGGCTCCATCGGCAGACCATATACAACTGTAGAGATTACGAAGAACTGCCCTGAATCAGTCAAAGAAAATCAGCTAAACGAGGTTGTAATCAGCTATAAAAGCAGTCATTTTCCTTATTATATATTGGAATAGCAGTATTTTCGATAGCTTAATTGAGCTGTTAACTTTGCGAGAAAATTAGTCAAATGGAATATAATCTCGTAATATCTGGCACAATTGGTAGTTGGTGGGGTAGCTGCTCTGCTGACTATGTTCGCTATGTGCTCAGTCAGAACAAAGGCAAAGAAGTACATGTCGGCTTCTGCTCTCTGGGTGGCTTTGTGAAAGATGGCTTAGAGATAAACCAGGCATTCAAGGACCATGGCAACGTTCATGCTCATGCTTTTGGTATGAATGCTTCGATATCTACCATTGCCATGCTTGGCTGCAAGACTATCGATATCGTAAAAGGCAGTTTCTTCCTTATTCATAATGTTTCTGTCCTCATCGATAAGTATGAGCAGAACAACAAGGAACAGATAGATAGCTACATTGCGAAGCTCAAGGCTCAGCGTGAATCGCTCAAGACCTTCGACGATGTTCTGGCATCGATGTATGCCGACAAGACAGGTAAGACCATCGACGAGTGTCTTGCACAGATGAAGAAAGGCAATTGGCTTAGCGCTCAGCAGGCTAAAGACTTCGGACTTGTTGACAGCATACGCGAAGACAAGGAAACCGAGAAAGCTGCAGTCGAGCACACCAATCAGTTTGTCAACTCATATTCTAACATATTCAAGGATGCAGGTATACCGCCACTACCTTCTACTCTGCAAGAAGATGCTACTCCAAGCATCTCATCAGTCGTTGATGGCAATGGCAATCCAACCGCGAGCTTTCTCGAGAAGACGTGTGAGCAGCTTAAGAACCTCTTCCGTAACCAACACGCACCAAAACAACCTCATAAAATGATTAAAATCTTTGCTTCAGTCATGGCGTTGCTTGCCATTGACGGTTTTCAGACTAATGATGAGGGCAATATCACTCTCACTCAGGAGCAGCTGAAGAGTATCGATGATCGTTTGAAGGATCTTGAGGAGAAGGATAAAACCAACTCTCAAGCCGTCAAAGATAAAGACGATACCATCAACAACCTCAAAGCTCAGCTCTCTCAGGCTCAGAAAGAGTCAAAGGAGAAGGATGAGCAGATTCAGAATCTTAAAGGTTCTGCAGGCGACACCACAACCGAGAATCCTGCGAATGAAGAGAACAGCTTCACCGCACAGGATATGTATAACAGCATTAAAGACGTGTAAACTATGGCAGAAATTAAAATTGGAAATGTAACATATGGAGCTTCCGAGCTCTCGAAGACCTTCCAGACCTACCGCAAGGATTTCATTCTTATGCCATTCCTTGCCATGGCAGCTCTTGCTAAGCATTGCAACGTGCGCAAAGGTATTCGATACAGAGAGACAGTTTCTCAGATGTCAGCAAATGCTGAAATTGGCAACTATTCGAAGACTAAGCACGAAGATGCTGCAGTAAACATCGACCCTCGTGTGTTCGAAACATTCTTTGGCAATATCGTTCAAGGTATTGACCCTAACGCCATCTATCAGTCTATTTGGGGCAGCAACATCACCAAAGGTGATGGTCTGAAGAGTGTGCCTATTGTCAATCAGGTATGCGCTTATCTCGTTAAGAAGATTGGCGAAAACATGTTTATGAATGCCTTCACCGCTAAGCATGATGGTACCGACACCTCGAAGACTGCAAAGTGGTTCAACGGCTTCAAGACTATCCTCGATGCTGACGCTGCAGGTACTAATGAACTTGCTAAGGTCCTTATCTCCGAAGCTCTTGGCAACCTCGTTGAGGGAACAGAGTCAATCACCAAGGAGAATGCTGAGGAAGTCATCAAGGACTTCTACTGGTCAGAGGCAGGCGATGCTGCAGCTAAGCTTCGCTCACAGCAGCTCAAACTCTTTATGGCCGACCAGACCTATCATATGTATACCGAAGCATATCAGGTCAACCATGGTTCGTTGCCATACAATCAGAGCTACGATAAGCGCACTCTTGAAGGAGCAAGCAATGTCGAGCTTGTTCCATTGGCAAACGTGCCTAAGGACTTCCTCCTCCTCACACCTAAGAATAACATCTATCTCCTCTTTAACCAGCAGACAGAAGATGAGAAGTTCTTGGTTAAGCCATCGCTCACCAACCACTACGACGTTGACTTCATCATGAACTACTTCTTCGGTACTCAGTTTGAGAGTGTCTCTCCTGATTTTCTCCGTTACTGGCGTAAGAAGGCGTAAACTCAAGCAGATAGGCGAGCCACGCTGCTCGCCTGTCTGTATATCATTAACTCATAAAACAATAAAGATATGACTAAATGTACTTCTGCTAATTCTATATATGGCGATATTTGTTTCTTACCAGGTAAGAAATCTCTACCAGGTGTCAGAGGTTATGTGTATGGTATTGCCAAGCGTGATATTATGACATGGCCAACCATTGGCACTGAAGCTCCGAAGACTCTTGCCGACGTAGCTAAATATGCAGGCAACTTCGTACTCGCAACTGATAAGAAGTGGCATAAGATAGGACTTATTCCTAACGAATCTGAACTCCAGGTTGAATCACAGGGATCATTCGGCTCTAAGACCTTTAAGGTTACAGGCTCTGCGGTAATCCCTGGTACCGAAGAGGAAGTTTCCGGCTACATTGCTCAAGCTAACAACGATGAGATGGTGTATCTCTTCATTCAGCGCAATGGCAAGGCTCGCATGGTAGGTTCTGAAGCATTCACTCCTGAGCTTTCGCTTTCGCAGGCTACAGGTAAGGCTACAACAGATGCCAACTCTACCACAATTCCGGCTGTTGCCGACGACGAGTATCCAGCACCATTCTATCCTGGCAAGATAGAGACAGAGGATGGCGACATCTCTGGTGCAACAGGTCTACCAATCGTTGTTGCTGATAATCCTCACCAATAGGCTCAATATATATTACCTGGGCGGTCGTGCGATGCAAAGGTCGTAAGACCGCCCTTTAATTATTTCTAATTATGATAGACAAAAAATTCACAGAAGATATGCAGACGTGGCTCGCTGCTGAGACTCACGATCACGACTCTCTTGTAGCAGGTGCTGAGATGGTGCTACGCCTCACTCGCAACAGAGCTATGTATCAGACCATAATGCGAAGACCTAAGTACTTCGAGAATAAAATCAGATACGAGCTCAATAAGTTCCTGCGTATGCGACTTGACGAGATGACAATCCAAGATGTCGAAGTTCTGAGCGCAGAGCTTACTCCTAAGGTTAAGGTTGCCATCGATGAAGAGACTAAGTTTATTGCCGAGAATGCTGAGGATGAAGAGGCTCAAGCAAAATTCCTGCCTGCAGCATCTGGTATACGTGCCGACCACGACACTCTGCCTGAAGATGTAGCTTCGGTATGGAAAGACAACCGTGAACGCTGGTTCCGCATCAAGCAGCTCTACAACACTCTGCTTACCATTGATAAGCCATGCGACCGCTACGAGTATCTCAAGCAGCTCAAAGAGCTATGGTATAAGTATAAGAGTGAGCTTGAGCGCTACGACAACTATGTTGCCGATGATGCTAAAGCAGAAACAAATACTGAAGGCGATACTCCTGCAGACATTGCCAAGGATATCACCAACGCTCGCTCTTACATCACCAAGAATATTGGCAAGCTCATAGAGCTTCGCCAGAAGTCATTGGAGTCTGACGAAAACACCAAGGAGCTTGCCGACTACAATAAGCTACTTGCTAAGGTTCAGGAGCGTGTCGCTATTCTTACTGCCAATAACGCTCCTATAGGCGATGATCTGAAAGCTAAACTCAATGAAGCTGGACTCTCTATTCCGTCCGCTGAGTGATGCTCCCTATCAGTATCACCTCGGTACTGGCTTACACACGCTCGGTCTGCTCGGATGGATACTGCAGCAGACTGGGCGTGCTGATGTTTACGTATCAACATTCTCAACCTCCGACGCATTCCTTAGCGGATTCCTACGCCTACGTCGTCGCAACCTTATTGCTAATGCCACTCTCGTAGCCGACCTTAAGGCAGCACGAAAGACGGTGCAGCTATATAGGCTTATGCAAAGTTGCTTCGACCATGTGTATCTGGCTCAGAACCACTCCAAGATAGTACTCGTTAAGAACGACAACTACCAGGTGGCGGTGATATCTTCGCAGAATCAGACCTATGGCGACCGTGCCGAGTGTACGATGATCACTACCGACACCTTCGCCTTCTACTCGCTTCTTGATGGTCTCCGCTCTATCGTCGATAATTCTCACGAACTAAATGGATTATTCAACAGAATTGCTGACAGAAATAGAAAACCATGCCAGGGAGATGATGACTCCGACAGAGATAGCAGCGCTGCTGAATATTGACGAGCGCGAACTATGTGACGATATTGCTACCGTTGGCCATGCCGTGCGCAACGTCTATATACGTGGTGTCTCTACTACAGCCCTTGAACTACGTCGCACTCTTCACGACACAGCTCTTGCTGGCAGTCCTTATTCTATAGCTGAATGTCAGCGCCTGCTCACGATTGCTCAATCATCAATAATATAATTATGGCTCTACCGATAAACCTTGACAAATATGCTCATTATGTCACTCTCGACGACTCGGAACTTCGCGAGCTCCGTGTCGCTGAGGGTGTGCTGCAGCGCCTGCATCGATTGCGTGGATTATATGCCTACTGGCTGCAGTTCCCATCGAAGCTGGACAATGACCTGGTGCTATACGATATCAATCAATTCAAGGTGTCGAAGTCGCTTGCCTACGAGGATCTGCATCTCGTAAAGGTTTTGCTTGGCAACCTGCAGCAAACAAGCAAGGATTTTATGCGATGGAAGATTAACAAATCTATTGAGCAAGATATTGCTGCAGCACGTCGAGCTGGCGACTACCGCTCGATAGCAGCCCTCTCGAAAGTTCTGGTACAGAACAATCGCACAGACAAGGATGATGAGCCAGAACTTGAATTCGACAAGATTGTGCCTCAGAACTTCGAGCCTACCGACGACCCTACAGTTCTCGGTATAGAGCGTATTCCGGACCTACGTGCAAGAATTCGAGCTCTACAAAAGCGCTATTCTGCAACCATGGTGCAGGATGCAGACTATGAAGAGATAAAAGAAGAGAATAAAATAGACGACGATGATTGACAATAAAGAGCAGCCATATCGACAATACTTCAACGATGCCCAATACTACAGCCTGGCAATGAACACACGCGACGAGGTGATTGTTGCCGGGCGTGGTGTGGGCAAAGGAGCCATCCAGGCACGTCGTCTGCAGTCATGCTTTCAGGGAATGCCTGGAAGTATGGGCGGTTTTGTTGCACCATCGGTTAAGCGCTGCCTTACCAATATACTTCCCTCAATGCTCATTCATCTCGAGCGTTGGGGCTTCAAGCGCGACTTGCATTATGTAGTTGGCAAAAAACCATGGAAGCGCCTACATTGGAAGACTCCTATCTTTACTCCTGCCAACTGGGAGAATACCATCAGCTTTTATAATGGTTCCGTGTGCAACGTGATATCTCAGGATCGTAGCGGCACCTCTAACTCCATGTCGCTCGACTATCTCATCATCGACGAGGCAAAGTTTATCGACTATGAGCAGCTGAAGGACGAGACCTTTCAAGCCAACCGTGGAAACGAAATGTACTTCAAGAACTTTCCGCTCCACCATGGCATGACAATTACTTCAGATATGCCTATTACCAAAAAAGGCTCATGGTTTCTCTCTTATAAGGATAAACAAGACCCTGAGCTTGTGAAGGTAATCGAGGGAATAATTTTTCAAATATGGAAGCTCAAGCAAAAACTTGCAAAGCGTCCAGAACTCCACGATGCTATAAACAAGCGACTCGACGAGCTGAATGCTCAACTCAACTTTTTCCGCTCAAATTGTCTACTATACAAGGAGTACTCAAGTATCGAGAACCTCGCTCTGCTGGGCGAAGAGTTTATACGTAGAGCCAAGCGCGATTTGCCTCCACTAACCTTTGCCACATCCATAATGTGCCAACGAGTGGGAGTATCTGCAGATGGCTTCTATGGTGGTTTGCGTGAGGATGTTAATCTCTATACCGCTCCTAACGAATCGGTGCTCAATCTCCACACTCTCGATAATGCTGAAGGTGGCATCATACCTAACGACTGCAGAATGGATGCCGACTGCGACGACAGGTTGCCTCTACTCATAGCTTTTGACAGCAACAACCTTATCAACTGGCTCGTGGTTGGCCAAGTGAAGGATGGCAAGCTGAGAATCATCAAATCATTCTTCGTGAAATACGAGCGCAAGATACCCGAGCTGCTCGAAGACTTCAGCAAGTATTATCACTTCCATCGTCGCAGACAGGTGATATTCTACTACGACTCCACCATGGTTGGCACCAACTGGGGACTTCACTACAACGACCCACATCGAGAGGTTCTCAAGTCGCTACGCTCCATGGGCTGGGCTGTCAGAGATGTCTACCTTGGCAATCCGATGGGACATATCGAGAAGAATGCGCTCATCAATAAGATGCTGCGTGGCAGAGGCAACCTGCAGGTGCTTATCAATAGAGATAACAATCCTGACCTGCTTATCTCCATTACCTCTGCAGGAGTTTACAACGGCAAGAAAGATAAGCGAGGTGAGAAGCTGGCAGAGACTGAGGAGGACAAACTTGAAGCACGTACCGATGGTTCTGACGCTTTCGACGTGCTCTGCATAGGTGCAGAGACAAAGCCTGTGTTCCAAGGCGCAGGTGGCACCACAAATACTTATGGAGGATAATGTCATGTGTTAACTCTTATATAATTTTTGGTTATTAGTATTATCTTTTACCGAAGCCACTTGCGCGAGATGCGTAGGTGGCTTTTTTATTATATTTAATACAAAAAAGTGTAGTAAATATTTGTATAATACGAAAATTTGTAGTACCTTTGTAGTGTCTTAAAAAGTAATACAATATGAAGAAAGAATTAACAGAAGAAGAGGCAGAACTGATAGAAGCTATCAGAGCCTACAAAAGAAGTTACCCGAATGGTCATCCTCAGTTGTTGTTTTACGCACAAAAGCTATTCGATGAGATGACATCAGTTAAGTAAGTCTAACAAGGCAGCCCGAAGGGGCTGCCCTTAACTAACACAATATGGAAAAGAATACCAACAAACAGGCAAAGGACAATACTGTTAAGCAACGCTTACAGGACATTCTGCTGAGTGTGTCATGGCGTGAGGTAGCCAATACATATTTCGACCGCTCGGCTTCATGGTTGTATCATAAACTTGATGGCATTGATGGCAATGGCGGTGTCGGTGGGTTCACAGACAAGGAGAAGGAGCAGCTTCGTGGCGCTCTTGTAGACCTCAGCGACCGTATACGCCGTGCTGCTGACAATATTTAGGCAGGTGATTGTATTACACCTTTAAGACACAAGTCGTCCGCGCCTACGGATGCACACCAGCCTCGGGACTTCACAGTCTCGAGGCGTTTTTGTTTTTGGCAATTGCCATGTTCACGTTTCGCACAACCGCCCACGAGCGACAAGACAAAATCTATTACATGGTTGCAAATCTCGCTACATATTCCGCTATGAGCGAAAGGGGCAATTGCCAACTTGGCGTAGGGCGGTGTAGTGCTGCAAAGACAGCAGAAAGCGCAAGCTGCAAAATTCAACCACATAACTCATTGAAAACAAGGTGGTTGAATTTTGCAGCTATGGAAAAAAGGTAAAAAAACCATGCTTTTATATATCTATATAGCTCGTTTTAAGCATTAAAACGAGCAAAAACAATAGGTAGGAACCATAAATTATTGCAAAAAACTTGTAGAAACAGTTTTTTTTGAGTTACTTTGCAAGTGATTTTAATAAATGTTGATTCGTAGAAACAATATTTGCAAAGTATCCATACAATCTGTCGACATCCACGACGATTGTACTTGATGTAATAAACAGGGTAAGCCTTCTGTGCGTGAAGTATAGAAGGCTTTTTTATCAAGAATAGTTTTCATGCAAAGTGAAAATTATATAATCAAAAGAACTCTTTAGCCCTCTGTGCGTGAAGCATCGAGGGCTTTTTATATTTATGTTAAATATTAGTTAACGTAACAAAAAAGTTACCTAAATATTTGTCTAATTGTAACTTTATTGTTACCTTTGCATCGTTCAATAAGAACAAAGTGACTCTCATATTTACTGCTACAAAATGAAGTACAATGAATTGTACAAGAAGTTAAGGAAGGCGGGATGCTTTCCACTTCGTCATGGGTGTCGGCACGACAAATGGTTGAATCCTGCCAATGGTAAGGAAGCGCCAGTCCCCCGACATGGAACAGAAGAAGTTCCGAAAGGAACTTTGAAATCTATCTATCGACAACTCGGGCTTTAAGCCTGAGTTGTTTCCCATGACAAATTTATGAGCAATAAATATCGGGTCACTTTTCATTTTGATTATCACATAAATATACAAGATATGGCAAAAAAGGTTACGGTCGTAGTTGAGACAGGCAAGGATTTATATTCTTGCTTTATGGCTAAGGATTCTGATGATTTAGGCTTTTGCTTGTGTGGTGACGGAAAGACTGTCAAGGCAGCAATAGAGGATTTTTACGTTAGCCGTGACGAAGCCAAGCAAGACTACGAGGAGCGAGGTAAGGAGTTTCCTGAATTAGAATTTCATTTCGTCTTTGATGTTGGAGCGTTCTTTGATTACTATCCTCTAAGCATTTCAGCATTTGCTAAGTATATCGGAATGAACGCTTCTCTTCTTCGCCAGTATGCAGCAGGCATAAAGGTGCCTCAAGGAAAGAGTTTGGAGAAGATTAGAGAAGGTATTGCAAAAGTAAAAGGAGATATTGATGCTGGTGTCTTGATAGATAAGCCAGTATTACAATACGCATAAGTAAAATTCAGTCGGTATCCATGCTGATTGTATTTCATTTTTGATAAATATAGAGATCACTTTTAGCCCTCTGTGCGTGAAGCATCGAGGGCTTTTTTTATGTGTCGTTGGCAAAGGCGAGTAACCGTGAGGGTTTATGCGAATAGTCGCATGGAGTCAGCTGAGGTGGAGAGGCTTAAATAAGAAGAAGCGAAGAAGTAAAAAGCAAAAAAAATCCCGGCAGGGTGAAAACCTTGTCGGGAATAGTGCGCTGCGCCCTGCAGCGGCTTGTGTTCAAATACGGCTAAATATACAAAGCCGGGGCTTATTGTATGCTGTCGGCAGCTCGGCGTATTCTGTTGCTCAGATCAACGAGAGCACCGCGCAGCTGCTCGCGTTCTTCCTCTGTAAAGGCTGTAGGCTTTTTGTTTCCGTCGATGCCGTCAAGCTTATGATAAAGCCAAGAACCTGAGCGGTTAAAATAACGCTTAGCCAAGTCGGCCCAAGAAATGGAGATTAAAAGATCAGATAATTGCGCTTTCATCGTCTCCGCCTGTGTCTGTTTTAAAACCATTATTGCCATAGTAATATGTATTAAAAGTTATATTTTCTTTATTGGAGGGTGCCGAAGTTGGCACCCTCTTTGTTTCTGTGTTACTCGTCACCGTCCAGCCATTCAGTAAAAAGCTTTTCTACATAGTAGCGCAATTCCGTTGCGCCATTCGGGTAACTCTTTTTGTAGTTGCGCCCTGCTTCTATAAGCTCGCATTCAACCTCTGTTAATCTTAATTGCTTCATATTATATTTATTTTATTTGAACACTGCAAAGATAATACTTTTATTTGTACTAACAAAACATTTTAATACTTTTATTCGTATTGTTTTATTTTTTATGTGTCGTTTGCCAAGGCGAGTAACCGTGAGGGTTTACACGAATAGTCGAAATGGGCGATACGAATAGCCGAAATGGGCGATGCGAGTAGCCGTGAGGGTTTACACGAATAGTCGCATTTGTGGGACCTACCATTTTCGTGAGCTTACGAAAATGGAGAATACCAAGCATCTCATCTATCGGGAATATTAAATATATAATGTGGAAATGTTAAATTTGCTATTTTGCGGTAACATTTCCCTTCAATTGCTTGGTGGTGTCGCTCCTTTTGCCTACCTTTGCCCATGGAAAACGATCGTAGTTGTATCTACGCTGGGGAGCGACAGTTTCGCTCGGCACGCTTGCTCGGGCTTTTTTTATGCCTTTGCGCGGTTCGCATACTCTATTCTTTTTTATAAAGGATATAGACAATATTATGACGGCTGCCTTTCCGTGAATTAGTTTCTCCTCGGAGTATACTACGATTCGTTTTCCAACGGGAAGTGCAGCCGTCACCCGTTTATATCGGCTGCAAGGAAAACGAATCGTGGTATGACAAACCAAAAAACAACAATCAGTTTCCAGAACGAAACTACCTTGTTTGGTGCTCCAGGAGCACTCGACATGAATGGTGCAGCCAAGGCTGCAAGTGATAACTTTTCAGGCATTAAAGCCAGCTGCGCCCAGCTTAAGGCGAAGGTGCAGCAGGCTATGCTGAAAAAGAACGAAGCCTATAGCCGATTGGCAGGCTTCGAAGTGAACAATCAGACAGTAGCCGTGATAGGTTTTGTGGTGCCATTGCTTATGGTGGCAACGGTCGTCCTGGCTACTACTGCTCCTCTACAGGCCTTTGCCTCTGCAGGCATCACAGGCTGGGTGGTTTACCGCTTCAATAGCAAAGATTTCAAAAAAGGCGACGAGAAAGGAGGCGAAAAATGAAAATCAAGGTTCCTAAGGTAACAGCCGAGAAGATTAGCGAGGAAGAAGCGGTAGAGACAATGGCGGGCTTCGAAAATTTAGAAGAGGTGAGAGAGAAGCTCGAGAAGTGGCAAGAGGCTAACGAGAAGCGTGGATTCTTAATCCTTGGCTACAACGAAGACAAAATCTCGTATTTTGGTACAGGTGGCGCAAGAGGCACTCTTGCCGGTATAATGGCTTCGCTGATTTTGGAGTGCGAGAACTTCAGACGACTGATGATGCCTTCTATTATTGCTGCCACAAAATGGATTAACGAAAACAAAGACAAAGTAACCATCATCGAAGGAAAGGAGGACAACCATGCCAACTGATAATATGCCTACATTCAACATTCTCACTCTGCAGGAGCTACAGGCTCAGCTCTTGGATATTGTGGAGCGAATGAATAAGAATCGCGAGTCGTTTGCTCGAGCTCGTACGGATGAAGACGAAAGATATATCTCGCTAATGAACGAAATATCGAAGGGTCAAGCCATGGTAGCTGCAGACCGCAAGAAGAGTAAGGACAATTACCTGAAAGCGATAGAAGCTTGCGACCAGGACGACAAGTTCCTCGCTAACAAGAAGCGCAGAGCTTACAACGACCACATTCGCGAAATGGCTCATCTGAAGAGCGAGCATGCTCGCAACAACGTGTTGCTCGAGAATGAGCGTGCGCTGCTGTTTAGCCAGTACAAAGCCCATGGTGGCGATATGGAGATTATTAAATCATTGTACAACGACAACAAAAAAGATAAAGGAGGAAAAGAAAATGGCTGAAGAAAAAGAAATAAAAGGGTTGATAGAAAAAGACTTTGAACACCTGACAAAGGAGGAGCAGATAGCATTTATCTCTCTCCATATAGATGTCTTGGTAGATGTAGACACGTTGGAAGCGCAGATTCGACTATTGGAGGATGCGGTGGACGATTATCTTGACGTTTCGCCCGATAAATTGAGCTTTAATGAGGCAGTACACAGACTGGATATGGCCTCTAACCTTAAGAGATTGAGTAAAATATTGCAAAACCTAAAATTAGGAATAGAATCATGACACAAGAAGAAGACGAGAAAATGCAGCTCGAATATATCGAAGCTTACTTCGACAAGCGCAGTCCGCTGCCTGGGAAAGATATCACAGGTCAGATGAATGTCCCAGAGCCAAAGTCGACAACAGAAATTATTGATGACCTGTCAGATATGTACGACATCAGCAAAGGACTGTTGAGCAAATATCTGGTGGACCATGGCTATTCGCTCGTACCTACAGAGGACGGTAGATTGAAATGGATGATTTACCGATACTACGATAGCCATATAGAATAACAAGAAGGAAACATTTATTTTACATTTTTTATAACAAGTTGGTAAATTTAGGGTGTAAGTATTAAGCTCGTGAGAGTTAGGATACACACAAAGGGAAGCAGCGCTCGTGAGAGTGCTGCTTTTTTTGTGTATTTTATGCGGCTAAATGAATAAGCTATCTTTGCCTAAAAAGAATAAAAGGATGATAACAATAACTCAATCTATATCTGGCACATATTTATCATCGAATGTTCCCGATGTGGAATTCTCGATAGGTGGCAACCGCGCCATGGTGACGATGACGGTAGACGACGAACAGGTATACCAGGAATATCTATATCCGTTGGCAGGTGTGGTTACGCTTGCCGAACTCGACCGTCTGCTAACTCCTTATGCCAAGAAGCGCCTGAAGGTGAAGCTGAAGATACAGATTGCCGAACAGGATGCCGACAACGAGACCATTATGCCTACCAAAAGCATGGAGGCAGATATCATATATAGCGAGGTGGATATCAACACTACTGCTCAAGACTTCATAGATACTCACTATCTGACATTGCTCGAGGGCGAGAAGGTGACGAGTCTTCATCGCCTGGAATATCTACACTATATCGGTACCGACAAGGCAGAGGTGACAGCCTACTATGACGATGGCACTAATAAATCTTTCTCGATATTGCCTGTTGCAGGCAACGACCGCTATACCACACTCGATGTGTCGGCAGCACAGTTTGCCATGGCAGGCAAGACGTTGCTATGTTATGATGTCCAGGCTGGAAAGCGCACGTTCCGGTTTACAATCGATTTTGATGAGCCCGACTGCGCTCCAGTTCTGGTATTCGACAACTCGTTCGGAGTGGAAGAGCTAATCTATTGCACAGGCACACACACCATAGCGCCATCGTACAAACGCGAGCAAGCGTATATAGGCAAAACCCAACGCAACTATGCTATTACCGAAACCAGGGTGTTCAAAGCCGACACAGGCATACTGTCGTTCACCATGGCAAACTGGGTGGACGAGCTATTCCGTTCGATGAACGTGCATATAGTAACCTTCAAGAATGGCAACCCGAACGTGGGCAAAGAGGTGATAATAACAGACTCGAAGTCGGAATACGACAACAAGCCTACATCGCTGCCTCGATTCAGCTTCTCATATCAGTATGCTCAGCGCAATCATAATGTGCTGAATATGGAACGTGCAGGCAGAATATTCGACAACACCTTTGACAATACCTTCGAATGAAAGCTATCCATTTCACCGAGATGCTGCGCCAGATAGACCAAGCATATCAGCATCGAGCCCTTGTAGACGTATACGCTTACAAGGGTGAAACAGGCGCCATTGTCCATTACAAGGGCTGGCTTGTGCACCATGTGGCATGGCGACAAGGTTTTATACGCTTGAGAAATCCTAAGAACCGAGAGCTGCGTACTATTCCTCAGATATTCATCATACAGATAAACAATCAAAAAATATACTTATGAGCAAAAACAAAAATACCCTGCAGCCTACATCGCAACATGCAGATGCTGACGGCTATCGCAAATATAGAATCGTGCCTACAGGAATAGGCTCATCGTCGGAAGGCAATTCTGTAGCTTCAGAATATGGTGGCGACTCTATGAATGTTTTCGATGATGATGATCAGGCAGGAACATCAAACGTAAGACAGATAGTGGTGAAGAAGCGAGAGTATAAGTATGTGCAATGGGGCGTAAACGACCAGCTGCCATACGACATAAGGAAGAAGCTGATGGAGAATATGGTGACGGCACAATGTCAGCAGTTCAACATCGTGTCGTGCTATGGCCAAGGAGTGCGCTTCGTGGATAGAGAGACGAGAAAAGACGTAAGCGACAAAGAAATTCGCGACTTCTGTCTATACAACTCGCTACAGGAGGTGTTCCTCGAGCAGGTTACCGACTTCAAGTTCTTCTTCTTCTCGGTAACGGTTATCATCCTATCGAAGGATGGCACAAAGATAGTGACGGTAAGGAACAAGGATGCCTCATACTGCAGATTTGAATATGCAGGTTCTACAGCTTCAGGCAAGTCGGAACATGTGTTCTATGGCGACTGGCGACTCGGTTTCTTTGACGAGAACAAGATTGAGGTGATACCATTGCTCGACTATTTCAATCCGCTTGGCGACCTGATGGTGCGTATGGGCAAACTGCCAAACCCGGAAACAGGACTCAAGAACAAACCTACCAAGGAGCGCAAGTTTGCTATATTGAGCCGTATGGCAACACCAGGCTGCCAGATGTACCCTGTACCATATTACTCTTCGATATTCCGCGATGCCTGGTTCGATATCTATCGCTTGATAGGTATCGGCAAACGATATATGATTAAGAACACTTCGGCTCCACGAGTACAGATAGAAGTGCACGAAGAGTATTGGGACAACGTTTGCGACAACGAAGGAATATCAGACGAGCCACTACGCAAAAAGCGCAAGGAGGAAGAGAAGCAGAACATCATCGACTTTGTGACAGGTATCGAGAATGCGGGCAAGGCTATGATTAGCGGATACTATGTAGACCCAAACGGCAAGGAGAACAGAATGGTGCGCATAGTGCCACTCAACGATGCCAACAAGAAGGAAGGTGGCAACTGGAGCGACGATATGAGCGAAGCTTCGAATGCTCTCTGCTTCGCCTTCGGCATTCATCCTAACCTGGTGGGAGCCACGCCTGGCAAGAGTCAGATGAACAATTCAGGTAGTGACAAGCGCGAACTCTTTACGCTGAAGCAGGCTATAGAGAAGCCATGCCACGACATACTGACTAAGCCATACCACTTGATACTCCACTACAACGGATGGAGCGACAAGGTGACGGTAGATGTGCCAATGATACAGCTCACTACTCTCGACGAGAACAAAGATGCCAAGAAGGTTACTAATTCTAATAGCAATAGCAATGACAACGATAACAATATCTAAAGAAGACTTCGAGCAAGCGCTGCCAGTAGGTTGCTCAGCTCATAGCGAGGTGTTTGAGAGTGTGATGCCTGCAATAGACATTGCTAACGATAATTACTCAAGCAATCTGCTTGGCGAAGCAGGCTTGAAGCGGATAGCTGAAGAAGGAGAGAATGGCAGACTACTGCAGTATTATAAAATCATGGTGTGTGTGGATGGTTTTCTCTCGGTATTCAGACAGTTGGACCTGGTGTTGACACCTACAGGTTTTGGCATTGTGTCAAACGACACCATATCGCCTGCATCGAAGCAGAGGGTGGATGCACTCGAGGGACAGCTACGCACAGCACTATGCAGGGCAAGAGCTATGACCGTGGATTTGCTTCGCTCAGAAGAATGGGGCAAGACGATGCAGGCAAAGAACTATATTCGCTACATCTATACTGAGAATTATTTCTTCTTTTCGCCCATGGCAACCAAGGCACGGTCGTATCAAGATTGGCAGGCTATGCAGCGAGCTATCATCGATGCCGACGAGACTCTACGCTTGAGAATATCAGACGAGCAGATGGATGATATCCTCGACGCATGGCGATGCGATGACCATGACAGGCTGACACCGTATGCAGGAATACTGCAGCTGATATGCGACTTTACCGACCAATGGAACGTAAGCGGAAAAGCAGCCATCTCTACCCCACTCTATCGACGCATAGAGCGCGAGGTGGAGCAGAACCCTGAGATATACTCTATATATCCAGAGACAGCAGCCTATGATGCTGCGCATATCGAGAGCTTCAAAAATACTAAAGATTCATCAGCATTCGTATTCAATGGCTAAGACTATCAATATAGAATTAAAGGCTCCTCAGTCGTGGAGCGAACTGACTCAAGAACAGTTGCGCTACGTGTTCTACCTCATGGCAACCTTTGCAGATATGACGGTAGTTAAGACTTATATGTTTGTGCGCTTTACAGGCATCAGCGTGATAGAGAAAAACCGCTATGGCTGGAAGTGTGCTTATAAGCCTGAGGGCGAGAAGCTGAAGGTGTTCTATATAGAGGCGTGGCAAATTCATTCATTTCTTAAGCAGTTGAGCTGGGTGGACTCGACGGAGGATATGGACAATAGGTTGGATGTTGTTCAAGGACTCCAGGCGGTCCATCCGCTTCTGCAGGAAGATACCGAACATAAACGCATCATCAGCTTTGGCGAGTATCTCTGCATGGAACAGCAATATCAGCTATTCCACGAGACGAAGAAACAGGAGCATATAGATAAGCTCGCCTCGTTTCTATATCGCAAGCCCGACTTCTCTCGACCTGACGAGCTGAGTCTGACAATAGAAGAAAGCCTGGCGACGATAGCGTGGTTTGCCAATATCAAGTTAGTTATGTCGAGAGCCTTCCCTAACTTCTTCCGCAAGGCTACTGCCGACGACGTGACAGAACTGTCGGTACTGCAGTCGATAAACCTGCAGCTAAGAGCTCTGACAGATGGCGACGTGACGAAGGAAGCCGAGGTGAAACGTGTGGACTGTTGGCGAGCGCTGACAGAACTCGACGCTAAAGCCAAGGAGGCAGAAGACTTCAGACGCAAGTATCCAGACTTGAATAAATAACATATAATTCATATTACCATGGCAAAAGACCTTTTTCCAGCTCTCGACTATTTTACACAGCTTGCCAAGTCGAGCCGACTGGCACAAGACAATAAGTTTTATACTTGCCTCTGCTCTGGTCCAGACTCTATACAGGGAGTGATGGAGAACTTCAGGAAGCAGCAGAACTTCATCATGGTGGATGATACCACCTCGCAACAGACCTTCTCGAATGGCGTAGGCTACTTCCGCAGAGATGTATATACGATATTCATCTTGGCTCATTATCGCATAGACGACATGATAGACAGAGAAGAGAAGTTGAACCTATGCAGGCAGATATTCAGGCAGTTTCACTCTCGCCTGCTTCACGATCGAGACGAACTTGGCGACGACCGACTGACATTCCTGCAGCTGAATAATGTCTACTCATCCGAGTTGCCTCGGTACTCATATAACGGAGTGACAGGACTGTACTTCATGATACAAAACGAGGAACCAATAGATATATGCTATGACGAATCGGAATGGACTTAAACCCAATATGACTGATGCCGAACATCAGAAATGGTTGGATGGGTGGCAGCAGTTTATGGTGGATATATGGCGTGAGCGAATGATGCAATTTACTCCACCAGTAAACGATACAGGAGCATTGGCCCGCTCGATACAAGGCGTGGTACATCCTGGTCCTGTTACCACCATCGAGCACCATTTCCTTGAGTACGGTATATATGTGGCTCGAGGCGTGGGCAATGGATATAAGCATGATAACGGTGGCGACCTCAAGTTTCTGAAAGACTGGAAGACAAATCCACACCATAGGCAGAAGCGTGACTGGTTCTCGAAGAAGTATCTATACTCTATCCATCGCCTGAACGAATTTGAAGCTTCATATTATGGTACCACATATAATGGTTTGGTGTCATCGTATCTGAGTCAGCTATTCAGCGACGGCAAAAATACTATAGATAGAACGATAAGGAGGTTTTAATTTTTAATCACCATTTTTATTATGTCAATACAATCAGAGTTTTCTGCTCTACGTGAACTCTTCACTAAAATACGCGACGAACGAGGCTCTCATGCCAACACAGCTAATCGTATAGGTTCGGCATTTCTTGCTCTATTAGATTATGTCCTTAATGCGCCATTCTTGCGTAAGGACAAAGAAGATGTAGCAGCTGGCGAAGTTACCTTTCTGCGAGGTCTTAAAATAGGCGATTACTCTTCTGTGTCATTAACTGGTGGAGAATGGTCTGTCGATGACAAGGAACACACCTACCTTACTACCGATTATCTCGAAGTAAGAATGAAAGCTATCTTCGAGGAATTGATGATTAAGAAGACATCCACTATAGGCGGTAATGTTATATTATCTCCTGAAGGAAGTGTGACAGCTCACGATGTACAGACAGTTAGCGTAATATACAACGATGTCTCACAAGAGGCATATCGTTGCTATTTTCTCGCAGAACTCGACGGCAACGAAATTAGTAACGACTTCGCAATAGGCGACCTAATACGTTCGGAAAGTTTCAATCTAAACAATGGAAAATACCACAAGATGGGCAATCACTTCTTGTGGAGACTGTGTATTGGCAGAGACGATAAAGCAATAGAGAAGAATGGCAAAAAGTATCATTATATAGACCTCTCTGTAACAGATTGCGCAACAAATAGCGATAGACCAGCTAAGGGTGACGTCTTAAATCAATGCGGAAATAGAGACAACCCAGAGAGACAGACATGTATGTTCTTCTCTTCTGTTGGTACTTATGCTCCAAGTATCACCTTATATCAAGGAGTAGACAATTATTCATTCGACAAGAAAGAGTATGTAGAATATGGAGTGAATAATTCGTCTAAGAAGGCCTTCTTCAATGTATATGGAGATATGTATATAGGTGACAGACCTACCGCTGAGAATAACTATGAAGGTAGCACTTATGTAAAATTTCAGCAAGATTGTAACGGTAAAGGCAAGCCACGTCTTCAAATAAAAGCAGAATTAGATGTTAAGAGTACTATTGGCGGTAAAAATATCGATAAGTATATCGAGGATAACACATTGAGCGAGGCTGCAGTTAATAATATTATTAGCAATTCACAAATCATATCAGACTTACAAAATCAAATAGATGGAGCTATAGAAACATGGTTCTATGAAGGTGTTCCTACACTTGGTAATGTTCCTGCTGAAGAGTGGAAAACTGATAGCGATAAGAATATACATCTTGGAGACCTATATTACGACACGTCTACAGGCAAAGCTTATAGATTTGCCATGGTCGACAACAACATATATAAATGGTTAGCAATAACAGATACCGATATAGCTAAAGCTCTTGAAACAGCAAGCAAGGCGCAAGAAACTGCAAATGGTAAGATGAAAGTGTTTTGCCAGCAACCAACACCTCCTTACTACGAGGGCGACTTGTGGGTTAATGCAACATATCCTCAAGACGGAAGTGTGTACAAAAATGATATACTGAGATGTACTACAGGGCGAACATTTGGTGCGTTTAACATCAACGATTGGACATTGTCGTCTAAATATACTGACGACACTGAAGCTCACAAGGCTCAATACGCGGTTGCTAAGACACAAGAATCGCTACAGAATCTGTCTAATACTGTAAGCAACAACAAAAGCGCCTTTGATAAGTACACACAGGATGGTTATGTTGATGGAGCAGAGATTGTTGCGATGCAACAAGACATTAAGCGCTTGGTAGACGACTATACGGCTGCCGAGAAAGCTTATAACGAGGTTGTTGGAAGTGAGGTTCTGAAAACTGATACAGGAGCAGAGACTAAGGAACTTACAGATCTAAAGATTGCTAAACAAGCCTTAGATAGCGCTCATAAGGAATTAGTAGATTATCTTAATGATATTACTAAGAGATTTAATGAATCAGATGCTGACGGCAAGAAAACTATCAGCAATCGTGTTGGCACTCTCTTCGATAATTTTCAGACTGCTTATAGTGCCTTTTATAATACTCTCGGCATAGCTAATGCGTACATAACGAGTTCTATCTACTCGATAACCTTAGGTAATGTAACTAATTATGATAATCTAAAGTATCTTAAGAATGCATTGCAAGGAGATAGTACTATACAAGGTGGACTCATGCTGTCAAGCACTATAGTGCTTAGAGATGCAAAAGGCGCTGCTGTAATGAGTGGAATGAATGGTATCGTCGATGAGACAAAACAAAACCAAGGACTTGAGAGTATTGCGACCTGGTGGGGAGGCGCTTTTGCTGATAAAAAGACATTCCTTCGTGCAGGGCAATCGATAGCAGATACTATAGAAGGTAAGAATGCTGTCACGGACTATGCAACATCACTTGTTCGATTCGACGGAAGTGGTTATCTTGCAGACGGTGCAATATGGTGGGATAAGACAGGTAATGTACACGCTAATCCTGCTTCATTTATAATAAGCGAAAAAAATGTAGGAGTATATCTATCCTTCTTAGAACCTGTGTGGAAACCAGGAATAACAGATAATACTCTAATTGACAATGTGCAATATCTCATTGCGAAGAAAGACTTTCGTTCCTTGGTCGGAATAGATTCGCTCGCTACAGAAGGATATCTTAAAATCGGTGGCGCTTACCTTGTATGGGACAATACAAATAAGGCTATCAGAATCGCAGGAGACAAGGATGGCAAAACTTTGGCGAATCTGTATACAACAGGTGGCATTACTGCTTATGGTGCTGGTAGCGGAATTGATGGCGGTGGAGGGCTGAATGGTTCGGTGCAGACGTATGCTAATGCTATCAGTTTGACGACTGCGGGCAATGAACTGTCTCAGATAGCCAGTGCTTGGAGTATTAAGAAGCTCTATGACAAGATAGAGGCTATTGATGTTAGCGACCAGCTGACAAATTATCTGCAGAAGACGGAAGCTGCCAATTTGTATCAACCAAAGGGGCATTATCTAACTTCGCTTGGAATCAATGTTCCTACAGGTCTTACTGTGTCGGGTTCTCCTGTAACCTCAAGTGGAAATATTACTATTGGGCTGGCTGTAGGCTACTCTATACCGACAACCGCCAAGCAGACCAACTGGGATACGGCATATAGATGGTATACGGCTATAGCAGGCAAGGATTCGGATGGTGCTATCGATAAATGGGACGAGATTGTGGCATTCTTGGCTAAGATCGATGACTCGACGACTCTGGATGGAATAATTGGTGGCATAAACTCTTCGATATCTGCCGAGACATCGAGGGCTAAGGCTGCAGAAGGTACGAATGCTACAGGTATAGCTACTCTGCGTAGTTATTTTAGTAATGGCGTGGCGAAGAATGCAAAGAATGCAGATACTTTAGATGGGTATCATGCAGCGAATATTCAGCAGGCAGGCTGGGTGAATCTGTACAGAACAGGTGATTCTGCAAACGAAATTAAATGGACGAGAATCGGTAGGTTCTTGACTAATGGTTATGGGTCTAAGGAAAATGATGCTATGATCGAATTTAATTCGAATGGCGATCAGAATTATTGGTATTTTGCCCATGGCACTTTGATGTTGTCGTCGTACTTAACTACTTCTCGTTCGCTGATGCTGACAACATACGGAATGGGAAGTATTCACTTCTACGCAACTATCGACGAAGAAGGGTACATTTGGCTCGGGCACAATGCGTGGTATTCTGGTAATTCGAAATTCAGGGTGCTGTATAAAGGCACAAACGTAGAGATCTATTATACTAATATGGTTATGCAGACGAAGGCTCCTGCAAACGAATATGTGACGGATAATGGTACTTATAAGATGGGCGAAGGCGTTAAGAGTATCAATTATCTGAAGAACGTGAATGCATCATCAGCATCGAAGCTTGAGACAACGAGAAAGTTGTGGGGGCAGAATTTTGATGGTGGAGGTGATGTGGCTGGTATGCTAACCTTAGCCGACGGTAGTCATGCCGGTTTGAAACTTGGATCTGCATATCTGTCTTCTCTTAGTGGCTGCGCCATATTCCAAAATGTAAAAGCCATTCGTTTTGGTGGCGATTCTTGGAATTGGAGCGCTTGGGCAGGACTTAGCTATGACGAGAAGAATAAGATGGTGAATTTAGGTCTGGCAGATGGAAGCATTTTTACTGCCACCACATCGCAAACAGACGGTACTCTTAATTTGGTGAATATAACTAAGCTGCTGTTAGGAGGTCTCGGACTTGAGTATGACGTTAACAATAACGCTCTGAAAGTGAACGGCAATCTGTATGCTACGGGTGGTATTACGGCTTATGGTGCTGGTAGTGGAACTGGTGGCGGAGGTGGAGGGCTTGATGCTACAGTGAAGCTCTTCTCTGAAGCAATAGCCCTCACGCAAGACTCTCGTGGGTTTGTTGCGTCGGCATATTCTGTTGCAGCTCTTAATAGTAAGATAGCAACATTGCAGACTGATGTTACTACATTGAGGGCTGAGCGTAAATTAGATTGTAGAGATATAGATTTTGGTTTGTCGTCTGACAATTCTTCTGCTGATAATTGGCATACTTACCAAGATGTTGCAGAAGGCATGTTTATACTTGTTGACAACAAATATGGTCAAGGGCAAAGCATCGGCGTGTTGTTGCAATATAAAGATAATATGAATCATGCACTTAATCAAGTTGTGATATCAAGCTGTGAATTGTTGCCAACCGAGGAGAACTTCAGTTCGCATCAAGATGGAATAATGTTCTTTAAGTGTCGCTCATGGAACACTTTAACATCACCAGAATATGCAGGGGCAAAAAACACCTGGAGCGAGTGGCATGATATCAATGAGAGAATTACGAATGATGATATTGATGAACTTTTTAATTAAAAAACTATGACGAAATACTTAGACTTTGAAGGACTTAAGCATTTTAAGAAGAAGATAGACGCTGAATATAAACCTGCATTAAATGGCAAGGCAGACAACGAAATTGGTATCTTTACAACAGGTGTTGCTACTCCTGAGCTTCACGTTAATTCTAATAATGCTGATGAAAAAAGTGCCAATCAAATATTGGCAACAGGGGCGGATGGCACAGCTGATATTCTGATACTACATAATAATTCTAATGGCGCAGCGTTAGATTTAGTTAGAGCCAACGTAAATGGTATAACTGTTAATTCATACGCTGCATCATCGTCATTACCAGGTGAAAATATTAACGCTAAAGATTGGACACTTACAGGGCGAAAAACTGATATTACTGGTGATTCTATCACTTCGCCTAAGATTATCAAAGCTGGTGGTACTTCAAGTGAGATTTTGATGGCTGATGGTTCTATAAAAGACTTCGTGTCCCTTGCTTCCATTCCACTTACAGGCTCGATTAATCTAACCACAGAAAATGCCATCACCTTAGCTGCTAAGTATGCCAAGGTGGCTAATAATAGCATCAACTTCTATGTCATAGCAGATAGCCGTGGTAAATTGCCATCATCAGAAACTCGCATAAATATAAACTCTGGTATTACATCTCTTGTAGGTGCAGAGGGTGCTAATGTTGGTGATTTGTTCGTTGTCGGCAAACTTAGTCTGAAGCCTGTATATAAGATAATTCCTCTTAATGATGCTAAGGCAGAGGACTCTACCTATAAGGGTACACAGGGTGTGGTTACTCCTTGGGATAAGTCGCAGATAAACAAGATAGCTTCTGTTGAATCTACTGCTAATGCCGCAAAAAATAATATGCCAACATATGGCGAAAGCAATATGAATAATGCCTTAAGGACTGGAATGTATCCATGGTGTACTCTTGGCAGACCGTCAGGCTCGCAAGGAGCTTATACCTGTGTAGTACTGGCATCAACGACGGCAGATAGCAATGGCTATACAACTGTAGAGCAGACTGCTTATGGAAGACAGAACGAAAAAGGCAAAATATATAAGCGCATTATCTTCGTTAAGTCTGGCGTTACAGAATATGGAGACTGGATAGCTATAGGATAAAGGAGGTGAAAAAATGAGTGTAGATAGAGGAATAATCGTAGCTCCCGTCACCATCGATGACGTGAAGCAAGTATTAGGCGAGAGCACTAATGATTTGGCAGCGCTCTGCCGAAGTAGTAATATCAATATGATGAGCAAATATAAGCCTGTGCCTTTAGCTGAGACATTCGTAACAGATTCGCTTAATGCTGATATGAGAACGTGGACTGCCAAGAGTGACACAGGATGGTGGATTGGCAATCCTAATGGTGTATTCGGTATGAGAACTGTAAATGATGTGCAGCAAGCCAAAGAACTTGGCAGATGGACATACAATAAGCCTACAGGAACTTCAGAAGCTCCTTATCGTCTGTCAGACTTCATTGGTTATAACAGTAACGAGAACGAAAACAACTTTCCTCTTCGAGCAGTTGTGTACGGATATAGCGAGAACAATGTGGTGTATGATGACAATGTTGTTTGCATATTGTTTCAGGGTGGTGATGATCCTGTTTATCCGAATAATACTTTCTCGTTGGGTGATCTGTTGAATATGCTACGTAAGGGACTTGGAGACAATATCTATCCTGCCGTCTGTATATACAACGAGACTAATAAGAAGAAGGTGTTCGTGTCTTCAGATGTACCTATGAAGCCTGGAGTTATGAACGATGAGATAACTATCTTTCGTGTAGATTTTAAGCACGGGGGAAAAATATACGAGGGTGAAATTCTTGATGTTAATTATCGCGGATGTCTACTAGATTATAAGGTTGGCGATAGGCTGACATTTATTCCGCTCCTTTGTTCGACAACTGGCCACGATCCTACAACCTTCCCTCAATGTATCGTATGCCCAGCAGTAAAGAATACTGTAGAATTCTGTGATGCCTACGTCACATTGCCATTGGCAAAGAGTGATGACAAACCTGTTACTACTAAAACCATTGTGGTAAATATTAGCAATCTCAAACTGAGACAGGAGGTAGGACAGATGTTGTACTATGACAACAATGATAATACTGCAGGTGTTATTAAATCAGAAACGCTATTGAAAGTCAGCTTCACACTCTCTACAGATTATCTCTCGAATCTTAGAATTAGACTTGTTGGCGAGTCTGATGACGGAGAAGGTACATATCTGAAGACAGATGATGTCAGTATTGGTATTAATGATGTGATCAATTTTGCCATCAACGAGAAAAGCTTCAAGATGAAATCTTACGGCTCGTTATCAGATGCACAGAAAGGGGTGAACGCTGATTACAGCTTCGGTATTCCTACACAGATAGCTTATGCAGAGCGTGAGAATACTAAATGTCCAGACTGGACAGTTCGAATAGAACTCGAGGCAGACAAAGCTACAGGCCCAGACTCGAATACGCTATACGAATTCAAGTTTGACGGTGGAGGTGTTTCGGCAGATGGTGTGATATTAAATGAGAAATATTAGAAAGTAAGAACCGTGAGCGTATTTTTATTTAGTTTATGCTCATAATATCTTTGTCTATATATAACAACAATAAATCCAACTATGATAGAAAATATCCGTTCACTATGCGTAGGCATCGCCATCGCAGTTATAGCTTTCCTCAAGCCTATTGAGGGAGAACTGACATCGCTAATGATAGTATTCTTTCTTAACTTCTTCTTTGGGTACCTGTCTGGCATGATAGCTAATCATGAAGACTTCTCCATAAAAAAGGCTTTAAGATGTGGAGCAGAAGCTACTGTGTTCTTCATACTGTGCTGTGCCATATATACTGTTGGACAAATGAAGCATCAGTACGAAGGAGCTCTGCAATGTGTGAGCTTCGTTACATACGTGGTACTCTACTTCTATGCTCTCAATATACTGAAGAACCTGAAGAAGATATTTAAGCCTGGTACTACACCATGGCAAATTGTATCATTCCTGTATTATATACTTCGATTTAAATTCATCGAGCGCATACCAGGACTGGCAGAATACCTCAATATTGCAGAACGACAAACCAACTAAACATAATACATCATGCAATTATCACAGCACTTTACTCTCGAGGAGCTCACTCGTTCAGTAACAGCTCGCAACAGAGCTATTGACAACACTCCATCTAAGTCAGACCTTGCCAACTTGAAGCTACTGGCAGAGACAGTCTTGGAACCATTGCGCATAGCGTTCGGCAAACCAATCATCGTAAGCTCAGGATATCGCTGTCAAGAGCTTAACAAAGCTGTTGGTGGTTCAAGAACTTCGCAACATCTATTAGGGCAAGCTGCAGATATCCACGCCATGGGTAGCACAAAGGAAGACAATAAGGCTTTATTTGAAACTGCTGTTTCTCTTATACGTCAAGGTAAAATCAACGTAGGACAATGCATCGATGAGTATAACTACTCGTGGGTACATATCTCTATACCAGGTAAGCATGTCAATAACATAATTCACATAAAATGAAAAAGAAGGATTTTCTTATGCCTGCAATACTGATAGTCATTGCAGCCGTAATAATCTTCATTATGACCTTGCTCGTTAAGAGAGAGCAATACAGAAGGAAGATTGAACATTTGCAATCTCAGATAGAGATATTGAACTCATGGAATACTTATCCGAGTATTATCCGTGATACCATACACGATACGGTTCCTGTAGCATCAGTACCTGCTCTTGTAGTAACGAAAGAGGAATACAAGAAGATTACAGATAAAGCTCTGCTAAAAGACTTAGATGTAAAACCTGCAGCAATAACCTCACAGCTTCAGACGGAGATATCGACACGAGACAGCATAAAGTTGAGAGCAGCACCTGCAGATAATGACTATATATATCATGACCATTGGACAGACATACACTTATCACTCTCGGATTCCATTCTACAATATAATATGCGCGACTCTATAGCAATGTTCGTCGTGCGTGACTATAAACATAGATTCCTCTTCTGGCGCTGGGGAACTAAAGGCTATAATGTGAAGCTCGTGAATTTTAACCCTCGTGCTACAATTAAATATCTGAAGTACGTGAAAGTGGAATAAAAAAGCAAGAAAACTTGGCAATATAAAGAAAAAGGTTTATATTTGCGATATAATAATTAAAACATCAAGAATATGGATACTTACTTTCTTTTGTCAGCGGTGTTCTTCGTAATGCTTATCTTGTTTCAAGGCTTACAGTCGGTAGGTAAAAAGATGAACAAGATAGCTAACACTTACGGTGTGCCTAAAGAAAAGCCACAGGCAGTCATCAAGAGCGAACCTAAGGTTGATACAGTAAAAGATGAAAGCAAGAAACCTGAGGATGACAACTCCTTCGCTCAAAGATGCAAGCGACAAATTGAATACGAGAAAACTCTTGCTCCAGGCTCTGAAGAATTAAGAAAAGCTCGTGAAGACTTTAAGAAAGCATATTTAGAGGAGCGCGAGAGTGTAAGAGTGAAAATGTGCGAAGCAAGTGATGCCTGGGATGAAGCTAAACCTAAGTCTGCTGAATATTATGCAGAAAAAGAAAAATGGTTCAAATTTCATGATTTATACATGTCTATGGGAAGAGATTTTTTCTATTACACAAAGTGTAGAAATTAATTTTGTATTTTTCCCCATATATAATAAGTGCTACATTTGGCTCATAAACCAAATATAGCACTTTTTATATGGAAAAAACTAAGACTTTTATGATTTTTCATACACACAAGAAATATTTTATGTATCTTTGCAAAAGATAAAATACTAATTGAAACACAACTATGACAACAACAGAAGAACTTCTAAAAGAGTATGCGAATATTGCAGGAAAAAACGATGCGGAAAGTGAAGCACGAAAGAAAGAAATTCTATCATGGCTTGAGAACCATGCAGATGAGGAAAGTATTGAAAAAGCAAAAGAATTTGTTAACGATAAACTCAATGATATAGAGAATGACGTAGCTGCGTTGAACAACAATTAAAGCACAAAGTGGGTATAATATATCAACGACATTAGCACACTATAATAACATTAGAAAGGATAAAGAATATGGGGTTAATTAACAATAACGCAAATAGCGAATTTTTATATAAATCATCTCAGCTGATAACATTAATTCAACGAGATGATGGAAAAAAGAAACAGACAATGGCGCAGAAAGCAAGGCTTTCGTGTGTTTAAAGCGAGAATTGTAGCACGTACAAATTGGTTCAACGATCTTCTATTAGATGATGGTACATACGTACAAAAACCACATTGGACACAGTTAATTAAAAGCCACTTAGCACAGGTTTATCGTAACACAGGTACACCATGTAGTTGCTGGTTGTGTAAAGGCGAAAGATACTCTCGTTTGGCATATAAACGAGATACAAAACGCATTATCGATGAACAAACTATGTGATGCCATATAGCATCACATAGTAAAAATGAACGGAAAGGCAACATGAAAGAGAATAAGAAAATTAAGAATATTCTTCAAGACATTATTTTATCCGTTGCTTGGGATGAAATATCAAAGCATTACTTCGGTAAAAGTAACTCATGGCTCTACCATAAGCTTAATGGAATAGATGAGAACAAGAATATAACAGAATTCTCTGAAAAAGAAAAAGAGCAACTAAAAGAAGCATTGATGGATTTAAGCTCTCGTATTCGTACGGCTGCAGAAAGAATCTAATAAGCTTGGGACAGTGCCCCATATTGAACATAAAGTCGTCTGCTGGCTTACAGACGCAGAGCCTTGATGCCTTGACATCAGGGCTTTTTTTATAACACAAACATATTTATTTGGCTATCTGAAGTAAATGGTTTATATTTGCGATAGAATAACTCAATAGCTCGTTATGAATAAAAATAATATTG